AGAAGCGTTTAGTAACTGAGATATTTGCTACAGATTCTGTGGAAACCAACGCATATAATGGATTCGGAATTGACTCTAACCCAGATAATATACGTCGTGTTGAGTGGTGCAAACAGAAGTTTGATAAAGTTATTGATGGACAAATAATAAGTAAGAGTAGAAATGAAGTTGAACCTCTCATCTTCCCATCTACCTTCCTTATTCAACCTGTTGGAGTTTCTTCCGATATCGCATTTGTCGAGAGTGTTAAAACTTTCTTTGATAATGATAAGGAAAACAATACTGCAGCACGTACAAAAAAAGTTACCTTAACTTCGCAAGATAACATAGTTGGCGCATCTGCTACCGCAGTTGTTTCTATTGCAGGAACTATCTCTGAAATTGTTGTCAGTTACGGCGGTACTGGATATACTTCTGCACCAACAGTTAAAATTGCAGATCCAATTGGATTTGATTATACTGCTCCAAAGACAACATATGTCAATGGCAGCAATATTCCTGTTGGTTTGGGAACTACTGCAACCGCAACAGCAACTTTGACTGGTGATGCAGTTTCTTCAATTACTGTCACAAGAGCAGGAACTGGATATACATCTACAACTCCTCCCGAAGTTATAATCGAGATTCCAAATTCTCTCTCCGAGGAAAATACCACTGATTCTTATTCTGGAGATTTTGGATCTATCGTTGGAGTAACATCAACTTCTATTGGTGCTGCATCGACGGGATATGTATTTGACTTCTTTATTCCCATTGACTCTGCTCTCCGAGATACAAATATTGTGGGATCTGCCGTTACTGTTAGCGGTATTCAGACTGGATATTATTTCGTGGTAAATAATAGTAATATTGGTAGTGGTGTCACATCACTCTATCAAGATAATACTGTTCTTGGTGTAACAACACAATTCCTAGATAGTGTTTATGAAGTCGCCGCAGTTTCTACTGCAACAACAGCAGTGGCAGGCGTTGGTGTTACTTATGTGAGAAGAGTCACCGTAAGTGTTCAAGACTTAGGAGACGTGACTGGAATTGGACTTACGGAATTCTATGGTAACTATTCATGGGGAAGAATTGATTTGGGTGCAAGAGTTAGTGCTAAGGCATTTAATTCATATACGCTAAATGGTTCTGCTGGAATTTCTACGTCAGCAATTATCACAAGATCTTCACCATTAAAATTCCAAAACTATTTGTAATTTGAGTAGATAAATAACAAAAAAGTCCTGTTAAAAATGGCAGCAATCATAACTGATCAACTTCGTATCTTAAATTCAAAAGAGTTTGTTGCCAGTGTGGCATCGACTAGTAATTCATATTACACTTTTGTTGGACTTCCAAATCCAACAGAAGTGAAGTCAACTTGGGATACTAGTCCGCCCAGCCCTAGGGATAATTTTAATGAAGAGAATAGTTATTGGGACACAATGATTGCTCTTAAGAAAATCAGTTCTTCTGATGTGAAAAGAGTTGTAAGAAAGATATCTTGGGCATCTGGTGTCACATATGACATGTACAGAAATGATATTAAAGCAGAAAATACATCAAAACCATCAAATGCTACAAATTTGTATGGAGCAAATTATTATGTGATGAACTCTGATTATAGAGTTTATATTTGTCTTCAAAATGGAACTAATCCAGAAAATCCAAGCGGTAGAGCGTCTCTTGATGAACCTACTTTTACTGACTTAGAACCAAGAGAAGCAGGTACAAGTGGAGATGGATATATTTGGAAGTATTTGTTTACAATTAGTCCAAGTGATATTACCAAGTTTGACTCTACAAACTTTTTACCCGTCCCTACCGACTGGGAAACTTCTACTAATGAAAATATTGTACCTGTAAGAAATAATGCCGCTACTAGCGGACAACTTAAAATTGTAACTATTATCAACAGAGGAGTTGGATTAGGAACAGCAAACAGAACTTATACTAGAGTTCCAATTAAAGGTGACGGAAGAGGTGCAGAAGCAACTGTTGTTGTAAATAACAATTCTAAAATTGAGTCTGTAACTGTTTCAAATGGTGGAAGTGGATATACCTTTGGAACTCTGGATTTGGAGGGAGGAAATGTCCCAACAGGAACAACATCTCCAGTTTTTGATGTGATTATTCCTCCTCAGGGAGGACATGGTGCAAACATTTATAGAGAACTGGGAGCATTCAACTCTTTAATCTATTCAAGAATTGAAAATGATACTGAAAATCCAGATTTTATTACTGGAAATCAGATTGCGAGAGTTGGTATTATAGAAAATCCCAAAGCATATGACTCGACTGATCTTTTAAATTTGAATAAAGCATCTGCAACATATGCTTTAAGGTTAACTGGAACAGGATATAGTTCTGCTTCGTTTACCCCAGATTCTTTAGTCACTCAAACAATCGGTGTTGGTTCTACTGCGGTTGGAAAAGTTGTTTCTTATGATCAAACAACGGGTGTTTTGAAATTATGGCAAGATAGAACCCTGGCAGGATTTAACACGGATGGAACTAAAAATACTTCGCCACAATATGGATTTTCTTTGAATAGATTTACTGCCAATATTGTTACTGGGGGTTCTCTCAGCATTAATGGTGGATCAGTAAATTTGGGTATTGATACTACCTTTACAGGTTTGTCAACGGTAATAAATAATAAGACATATTATCTTGGACAAGAATTCAGTCAGGGAGTTGCCAATCCTGAAGTAGAAAAATACTCAGGAAACATAATTTATGTAGATAATAGGCCCTCGATCACCAGATCAGTGAATCAAAAAGAAGATATTAAAGTCATTTTGCAGTTCTAAAGAATTATGCCACAAGAAACTAATCTTAACGTCGCACCATACTTTGACGATTTTGATGCGAATGACGAATATTATAATGTTTTATTCAAACCTGGTTATCCAGTTCAAGCTAGAGAATTAAACAATCTCCAATCTATCCTGCAAAATCAGGTTGAAACTTTTGGTAGGCATTTTTTCAAAGAAGGTGCCAAGGTAATTCCAGGAAATACGTCATATAGTACTTCTTATTATGCGGTTGAATTAGTAAATACTTATCTTGGTGTACCAGTTAGCAATTATATTGATCGCCTTGTAGGAGCAAAGATAACAGGGCAAATTTCTGGCGTAACAGCGGTAGTAAATAAGGTTTTAGTCGATTCTGACTCTGAAAGAGGAAATACAACCTTATACATCAGTTATCTTCAGTCTGATGCAAGCAATAATCAGACACAAGTGTTCTCTGATGGAGAACCTTTATCCGCAAATGTGACAATTGCTACAGAAAATACTGTTATTTCTTCTGGAGAACCCTTTGCATCTACTATTCCAGTCAATTCTACAAGTACTGCGTCTGCTTTTTCAATACAAAATGGCGTTTACTTTGCAAAAGGTAAATTTATCTTTGTAGACAGTGAAACTATTCTTCTTGATCAATATAGTGCTACTCCTAGTTACAGAATTGGACTTTCTCTGACAGAAGAAATTATTAATTCTGATATTGATCCAACTTTAAATGATAATGCCGCCGGATTTAATAATTATTCGGCACCTGGTGCAGATAGACTTAAAATTACTGCATCTTTAAGTAAAAAAGCAATTGATGATTTTAATGATGATGGATTTGTTGAACTTGCTACGATTTCGAATGGTATTTTAAGATCTAAAAAAACATCAACAGATTATTCTCTTATTCAAGACGAATTAGCAAGAAGAACGTATGCTGAATCTGGAGATTACTATGTAACTCCTTTTGATATCGTTGTAAAAGAGTCTTTAAACGATAATCTTGGAAATAGAGGCGTATTTAATACAAATCAATTAACTTATGGCGGTTCATCTCCTGCACCAGATCTTGCACTCTATAAAATATCTCCAGGTAAGGCATTTGTAAAAGGATATGAGATTGAGACGATTAGTCCAACATATTTGGACGTATTAAAACCAAGAACTTTAAAAGTCTTGGAAGATCAAGCAATCAATTATAATACTGGATCTACAATTAAACTGAATAGGGTTTTTGGTGCTCCTACAGTTGGAATTGGAAATACTTTTGTCTTAAGTCTCAGAGACGCGAGAGTTGGATCTGCAGCAACAATTGAACAAGGCAAAGAAATTGGACTTGCAAGAGTTTATGACTTCAAATTAGACTCTGGTTCATATAATGCAGCAAATTCTAACATTAATGAGTGGAATATCTCTTTATATGATATTCAAACTGTTACAGAAATCACTCTGAATGAACCAATCACACTTTCAACACCAACTTTCATCAAAGGTGCTAATAGTGGTGCAACTGCGTTCTTGAAATCTTCAGTTGCTGCTGGAGTTGCTCTGACAGTATACGAAAAAACAGGGGAATTTATCAAAAATGAGTCATTTATCTTTGATGGCATCCCAAATACTAGAGTTGCAACTTCAGTTACTTCATATGGAATGGGTGATGTAAAATCAGTTCATGCAATCACTGGTAGTGCATCAACTATTACATATTTCTCCGCAGACACCATTCAATCTAGTCTTTTCAATGTTGGTGTTGCATCTATTTCCGCTGCTTATTTTGATGGTACTCCTGCAGGTATTACCACTGTAGTAAGTACAAATCCATCTTTCCCTGGTGGAATTAAGGTTGGAAATCTTGTAAGATTTACAAATACAACATCTTCAGATCCAAGTTTTGCTTCTGTTGTGAGTGTTGCTAGCACTTCTATTAATATTGCAGGTTTAACCACTGTAATCGGAGTTAATGAAGGAGCACTGCCAGCATCGCAGTTAAACGTATCCGACTTTACTGTTTTAGCATCTCGTCTTGATGGATCTTTTGATAATTCCTTCTATACAGTAATGCCGAAGGAAAATATTGCTGAAATTGATTTAACTGATGCTTCAATTCGTATTAGAAAGACATTCTCAGTCAATATTGCTAATAACGAACTGACTTCTGTAGTTACTGCAGGAACAAATGAGACTTTTGAACCATTTGATGTTGAAAGATATCAATTAATCAGAAGTGACGGAGCTACTGAAGTATTAACTTCTGATAAATTTGAGTTTACTAATGGAAATACTCAAATTCAGATCAGAAATCTTGGAACTGATAACACTGCAGCAACTCTTGTAGCAACTCTTAAAAAATTAAAACCAAAATCAAAAATTAAGTTAAAAAATAGAGTTACTAGTATCTTAGTAGACAAATCAACCCTGTCTTCTTCGGGTATTGGAAGTACAACTCTGAATGATGGACTTACTTTTGGTAATTATCCATTTGGAACTAGAGTTCAGGACGAAAATATCTCTCTGAATACTCCAGACATCATCAGGGTTCATTCGGTTTATGAATCTGTAGACAATTCTAATCCTTCTGCACCTACAATTCAGTTAAGTGCAATTACTGGGCCTACAGGAAAAACCTCTGATTTAATTATTGGAGAACAACTTGTAGGACAAACCAGTGGGGCAATTGCAATTGTAGCAGAAAGAGTCAGTGATTCTACAATTCAGTTTATTACAAAAAATAGAACCAATTTTTCTGTTGGTGAAGTAATTAATTTCCAGGAATCTAACATAAGAGCAGTTAACGCAAATGTTACTGTTCCTAGTCTGGATATTTCCTCTGGATTTACTTTTGATAATGGACAAAATGTATCTTTCTATGATTATGGTTTTTTAACTAGAAAGAAAACCACTAAAGCACCCACAAGAAAGATCAAAGTTTACTTTGAAACTGGATATTATCAGTCAACCGATGACGGCGATATTACAACCATAGCGTCCTACAATACGTTCGACTATAGAGTTGATATTCCATTTGTAAATGGAAATAGAAATACTGATCTCATTGATATTCGTCCAAGAACTTCCGACTATACAGTTTCTGAAGGTGCAAGATCTCCCCTGGAGTTTAAAGGAAGAACTTTTACTGGATCAGGCAACTCTGCAGCAAATATTTTAGCATCTAATGAGTCTATTGTTACAGATTTCTCTTTCTATCTTGGAAGAATTGATAGAGTTTATTTAACTAAAGACGGAACCATGCAAGTCAAGTATGGTACGCCATCGGAAAATCCTCAAAAACCAGGGCCTGTTTCTGATGCTCTTGAAATTGCAACGATTGAATTACCACCATATCTCTATGACGTTTCTCAAGCATCTTTGAATTTCTTGAATCATAAGAGATATAGAATGGTTGATATTAAGAGGCTTGAAAATAGAATCAAGAATCTTGAATATTACACGTCTCTATCTTTACTTGAAACTAATACTGCTAATTTTTTCATTCCTGATTCATCTGGATTAAACAGATTTAAGTCTGGATTTTTTGTAGATAATTTTAGTTCATTCTTGGTGCAAGAAGAAGGAGTAGAAATTAAGAATAGTATTGATCCAATTAACAAGGAACTTCACCCACAGCACCATACTGACTCAATTGATTTGATTCTAGGCCCTGTAGAAGGTGTTGATCCTACCGCAGATTTACAATTTACTCCTCCAGAAGGAACCAATATTAGTAAAACTGGTGATATTATTACTCTAGATTATACTGAAGTTGAATGGTTAAGCCAAACTTTTGCTACCAGAACTGAAAGTGTCACACCATTCTTGATAAGTTTCTGGAATGGTACTATGGAATTGACTCCTGAAACAGATACTTGGACTGATACTGTAAGACTTGAAGCGCATATTATTGAGACTGAGGGCAATTTTGCTGAAACTTTAGCAACTGCTACTAGAACTTTAAATGTTGATCCACAGACAGGATTTGCACCTACTGTATGGAATGCTTGGGAAACAGAATGGACTGGACAAGAAATTATTGAAACCACGTCAACAAGAGTCATTAGTGGTGGCGGAAATAGAGATATTGTAAGAGGTGGAAGAGGACGAAGAAGGCAGTGGCAGGAAACAGTTACTGATACTGTTGTACAGGATACTTTCAGGGAAACTATAGACACTGGTATTCAAACCAGAAATGGAACCAGAACTGTTGTTACTGAACAGTTTGATAATTCTTCTCTTGGAGATAGAGTTGTCAGCAGAAACTTAATTTCGTTTATGAGATCTAGAAACATTCAGTTTGTTTCTAAGAGAATGAAACCTTCTACTAGGTTATATGCATTCTTTGATGGAGAAGATGTAACCAGATACTGTACTCCAAAACTCTTGGAAATTGTCATGAGTTCTGGAACTTTCCAGGTTGGCGAAACTGTAACTGGAAGAATGATTCCTCCAGGGGCACAAGCTAACGATATTCTGAATACTGATCCAGTAATAACATTTAGAGTTGCTACTTCTAATCACAAAGAAGGCCCATATAATGCTCCTACATCTACATTCAGAGAAAATCCATATGATGGATCAACTTTACCATCAACATATTCATCTACTTCAATAATACTGAATGTTGACACTTTCTCGCTTGCCAACCAACCTGAGGGAACTTTTACAGGATATGTGGCTGCTGACATGTACCTTACTGGACAAACCAGTGGTGCTCAAGCACAAATCTCTAGAGTTAGATTGGTGTCAGACATCAGTGCCACTATAATTGGCAATTTCTTCATTCCAGATCCTAACCAACAAAACAATCCCAGATTTGAAACTGGACAAAGAGTATTCACTCTCGTTAATACTGAAAATAATGATCAAAATGTTGCAACTACAATTGCAGAGGAACCTTTCACTGCAAGTGGAACTTTAGAAACTGTTCAAGAAAATATTATTTCTGTTAGAAATGCCAGAATTGAAAATAGAATAGAATTTGAAGAAAGATCTACCTCAAGAACTACTGGAACTCAGTTAGTTAGAACTGATGCCATTTCAACTCAGCAAAGAAACATTACTGTTACTGAGTGGAGTGATCCACTGGCACAATCATTCTTAGTTGATGATTCGACAGGTATTTTCTTAACGAGTTGTGATATTTTCTTTGCAACTAAGGATGATTTAGACATTCCTGTTACCGTTCAACTTAGAACGATGAACAATGGTGTTCCAACTACGAAAGTTTTACCATTCTCTGAAGTTGTTTTGAGTCCAGATGAGATTAATGTTTCTACAGATGGATCTGTTCCAACTAGAGTTACATTTAAATCCCCAGTATACGTAGAGGGTGGTGTTGATTATTCAATCGCTCTTCTATCTATTTCAACCAAGTATAGTGTTTACATTTCAAGAATTGGTGAGAACGATCTTCTTACAGACGCTTTCATCTCTAATCAACCATATCTTGGATCTCTGTTCAAATCTCAAAATGCTTCGACTTGGGAGCCAAGTCAATGGGAAGATCTTAAGTTTACGTTATACAGAGCGGATTTCGTAGAAAACGGATCTGTTGATTTCTACAATCCAGAACTCTCTAAAGGAAATGGAGAAATCGCTAAGTTGTTGACTAATCCACTTGAGTTTACTTCTAGAACTGTAAGAATTGGAATTGGATCTACACTCCAAGATACAGATTTACAACTGGGTAATACCATTTCTCAACTTGGAACAAATGCGACAGGTGACTATGTTGGAAACGCTGGTATTGCAACTGGAACTCTCCAGGTAATTAATAGCGGTATTGGATATACTCCATCCCAAGATACTCTTTTGTATAGTGGCGTTCCTCTTACAACAATCACGGGTAGTGGTTCAAATGCTAAGGCAAACATTACAATCAACAATGGTGTTGCAGTAGCAGCAACTATTTCTGAATCTGGAACTGGATATGTTGTTGGTGACGTTCTTGGTATTGGCACAATTGGAAATAATTCTCTTGGTTCTGGAGCAAGACTCTCAGTTACTTCAATTTCTGATACTACACAACTTATTCTTGAAAATGTACAAGGTGATTTTGTAATCGCTGGTGCTGCAAATACTGTTCAATTCTTTAATAATTCTGGTATTACAACTGACTTGAATGCTTCTCAAGGCGGTAATGTTCAGATTAATGCTATTGACATTGTTAATGATGGAATGCATTTCATTGTCAATCATAAGAATCATGGAATGTACTTCAGTAATAACTTTGTAACTCTTTCTAATGTTAAATCTGATATTGTTCCAACCAGATTGAGTGTATCTCTTGATGCAACATCAACATCACCAATTCAGATTGATGATCCAACAAACTTCACACAGTTTGAAGGTGTTGGTGTTGGTACAACTAACGCTGGTTATGTTAAGATTGGAGATGAAATCATTTCCTACACGAGTGCTTCTGATGGAACTCTTGGTGGAACAATTACCAGAAGTGTTGATTCTTCAACTAGTAGAATTTATCCTGCTGGAACTGAAGTTTATAAGTATGAAAATAGTGGCATATCTCTAAGAAGAATCAATAAAACCCATAATATGAATGATGTGACTGCATCCGATCCAATCACATTTGATTCCTACAATATTAAGTTGGATATGGGATCAAGTGGAGTTGGAAGATCAACTGGAGATAGTTTCCCCAAACTTTACATCAAAGATACAAAATCCACTGGTGGTTCTGCAGTAAGAGCAACTCAGAATATTCCATTCGAATTGATTACTCCAGTTGTTCAAACAATGTCCGTACAAGGAACTGCAATCAATGCCCAATTGAGAAGCACAACTGCCACAGCACTTAGTGGAAACGAAATTCCATTTGTAAATGCTGGATTTGAAAATGTTACTTTGAATAAAACAAATTATCTTACAACTCCAAGATTAGTCGCATCCAAGATAAATGAGACTAATAAACTTCTCACATTACCTGGCAATAAGTCCATGGGACTGAGAGTTTATTTGAATAGTGCTGATTCTAGAGTAAGTCCTGTTGTTGACACACAACGTGTGAGCACTATTCTTACATCAAATAGAGTTAACAATGTAATCTCTGATTTTGTCACTGATAATAGAGTTAATACGATTCTCGACGATCCTACTGCATTCCAATATTTGTCTAAGGAGATAAATTTAGATAATCCAGCAACTTCTATAAAGATTATTGTTAATGCTCATATTAATACATATTCCAATATTAGAGCATTCTATGCAATCGGTGAAGATGAAAACTTTAATCCAATCTATGTTCCTTTCCCTGGTTACAATAACATCAATGAGAGAGGAAATGTAATTGATCCCGCCAATAATGATGGTTTACCTGATACTTATAATACTCCAATAGACAATTTAGGATTTGATCCTAATGATATCGATTATAGGGAGTATACGTTTACAGCAGATGAACTTCCATCATTTAGAAACTACAGAATCAAACTTATCGCAACATCTACTTCTCAAGTATATGTACCAAGAATGAAAGATCTTAGAGTTATTGCACTTGCTTGATATGAAACATTTAAAAGTTGAAGGACACTCCAATCTTTATAGAGATCCAAAAACAAACTCTATAATTAATAAAAATTCATCACAATATGATAAATATATCACAAAAAGATCTTTAAAAGATAAAGAGAGTCAAAAGTTACAGAATCTTGAGGAAGATGTTGCTAATATGAAATCAGATCTTTCTGAAATAAAAGCACTACTTAGGAGTCTATGTAAATGAACCCAGATTCAATTAGTTTAAAAAATTTAGAAAAAAGTTTTGAATATACTAAATTGGCAAATGAGATAGATAGTTTTGATGATATTGAAACTGTGAGAAATCTCGCAAAGTCATTTGTCAAATTGTACTTTAAGCAACAAGAAACATTATCAGTAATAGGGTTAGATGGCTAATCAAAACGTAACTTATGATGTAGCGGGAGGAGTTCCTTATGCCGTAAATTTAAAAATTTATGGTGGATCTACTTTTAGTGATAAATTTACTATCATTAATCCCGATTCAACTCCTTTTAGATTTGATACTGGTGTAGGATCTACTGCAGGTTTGGCAGTTACTTGGACTGGATCCTCTGCAATGTCAAAAAGCGTTGCTGTTGGTGCTACGTTGGGAGTTACAACTGTTTTTTCTGTTGGATTTACCAGTGCTGCAGGAGGTGTCATGACACTTTCTTTAGGTTCTACTGATACTGCAAATCTGAAACCAGGAAGATATGTATATGAAGTTTTGGTAAGTTCTGGTGCTACGATTTATAATATTATAAACGGAAATGTATTAGTATCTGCTGGTATTGCGTCAGCACTATAAATACTTAGTATAGAGGTAGATGTTTAAATGGCGCAACCAGGTACTAGACAAGAATTAATTGATTATTGCCTGAGAAAACTGGGAGCACCAGTTTTGGAAATTAATGTTGCAGAGGAGCAGATTCAAGATCTGCTTGATGATGCTCTGCAACTTTTTTATGAAAGACATTTTGATGGAGTTCAGCAAACATATTTGAAGTATAGAATTACTGAAGATGATATAAAGAGAGGGCAAGCGCGTCCTCCAGGTGCAAGTGGAAAGGATCAAACGGGTATTACTACCTCAACTGCAGAAACAACTATCGTTGGAACTGCGGCAACTTTCAGTTATCATGAAAACAGCAACTATTTACAAATCCCTCCTTCTGTTATTGGAATCAACAAAGTTTTCCGATATGATGATTCGCGTTCTGCAAGTTTTTCTAACCTTTTTAGTTTCAAATATCAGTTATTCCTAAATGATATCTACTATTGGGGTGGAACTGATTTGTTAACATACTCAATGAGTATGAGTTATCTTGAGACAATCAATTTTCTTTTAAATACGCATAAACAAATTAGATTCAATCAAAGATCTGACAGAATGTATCTGGATGTTGATTGGAGTCAGTTAAAGGAGGGTGACTTCCTAATCATTGATTGTTGGAGAACGGTTGATCCTGTGGATTATCCTAGAGTTTATAATGATTCATTTTTGAAACCATATCTTACTGCACTTATTAAACGTCAGTGGGGACAGAACTTGATGAAGTTTCAGGGTGTCAAACTTCCAGGTGGTGTTGAACTTAATGGAAGACAAATTTATGATGATGGAGAAAAAGATATTGAGAAAATCATGGAGAAGATGTCCAACACCTATGAACTTCCTCCTCTTGACATGATCGGCTAATGGTATTAAATCCTTATTTTTCACAGGGTTCTCAAGGAGAACAAAGTCTTGTTCAAGACTTGATCAACGAGCAGTTGAGGATGTATGGTGTTGAGGTTTATTACATTCCTAGACAATATATAACCCAAAATACCATCATCAGAGAAGTTGTTGAATCTGAATTTAATAACTCATATCCAATTGAGGCATATGTTAATAATTTTGAGGGATATGGAGATAATACACAGTTGCTTTCAAAATTTGGTATTCAGGCAACTAATGAAATTAATTTGATCATTTCTCAAGAAAGATTTAAAGAATATGTCACCCCATTAACTAGAAATCTGCCCAATATTAAACTTGCAACTAGGCCAAAAGAGGGTGATTTGGTATATTTCCCTTTAGGTGAGCGTTTATTTGAAATTAAATTTGTTGAGCACGAAAAACCTTTCTATCAACTTCAGAAGAATTATGTTTATGAATTGAGATGCGAACTCTTCAGATATGAAGATGAAGTTATCGATACTGGTGTTGAAGAAATTGATGAGTCAGTTGAAGATAAGGGCAATATCAAAACACTTACTCTTGTGGGTAGTGGCACTACCGCATCTGCATTTGCAAATATTGTTAATGGTGGTGTTGTCAAAATTATGATGACAGATAGGGGTGAAAGATATCTTAATGCTCCAGTTGTGGCAATATCCACTTCTCCAGAGACTGGAGGAAGAGCAACTGGTATCGCAACATTACTCGGTGGACTCACTAATTGTAATGGATCTCAGGTTGGATCAAAAGTTCAAGGTGTTCAACTTACTAATTCGGGATTTGGATATACTGTTGCACCTGGAGTTGCATTTATTCCGCTTACAGATGATCCTGGAGTCGGTGCTGCTGCAACAACAGTAATTGGAGATGGTGTTGTTGGAGTTATCACTATTAGTGATGCTGGTTCTGGATATACTCTTGCGCCAACTGTTACATTCAGCAGTCCAGGAATTGGAACTACAGCAACTGGTATTTCTATTGTAAGTGCGGCGGGAACAATCACAGATATTAGACTTACAAATGCAGGATCTGGTTATACTGTTGCACCAACGATTACAATTGGATCTCCTGCACTAGGAGTCTCTGGTGGAACTTTTGTACTAAATGAAACAGTAACTGGTTCTGATAGTGGTGTCACAGGAAGAGTCAAGACTTGGAATGCAGTGACAAATACTTTGAATTTAACAGAAGTGACTGGAGACTTTATCGTTGGAGAAGTTATCACTGGATCTAATGGAGCTACTTATCAGGTGTCTGGTTTCGAGGAAGATAACTTAGTAGGAGCATATCCAGACAATGATACTATTCAAACTGAAGCAGATTCTATCTTAGATTTTACAGAAAAGAATCCTTTTGGAACTCCATAGTATAAATACTAACTAAGGCCTAAGATTTTAATATGTTTGAGTATTTTTATAACGAAATTTTAAGAAAAACAATCATTGCTTTTGGTACTCTCTT